CAGTTCGTGTAAACCCTGATAACCCATTAAGACTAGTTAGAAAAAGATACAAATAATGGACCCGCTTTATCTCATGAAACGGTACGGTAAGGAGGTGGATACTCAGATATTAGCACAATATGAGGATGCGCCACGATTCGTATGGGTGAATACAGAGGATAAAGACATGGTTCCGATAAAGATAGACCTACCCGATCCTCCAGAGTTTCATCTGATAGAAGGATTTGGATTACCGGCCAGGGAACAGAAATGGCATCCCCCTAAATTACCAAGACGATTAAAAGAGGTTCAGAAGAAATTTGAAACCCTTGATGAGATATGGGTAGAGCTGGATGATCACCAGGATATTTACAGCGAGGAGATAGCGTTTATTGAGCAGATGTGGGATTACCGGTTAAATGGATACTGGTTTTATAACAATGGGGTGCCAACATATATTGATGGATGGCACTTTTTTTATTGCGCATGGTGGACCATTGATGTCGGATTACCCAAGTACAGGGACAGGGACAGGAGGTTTTTTCTCTTTGCCAGGAAGATATTTAACGAAACGAAGTCACCCAAATGTAATGAGAAAGGGTTCGCAGTAGATGACGGGACGGGTGGATATGAGTGGATAGAGTTTGATAAGCGTTTATTCTATGGGTTCAACTACCCTAAGCACAGGCGCGAGGGCGCGACATACAAAGCTGAGTGTATAGGCTATGAGATAATAAGCCGTACCGGAGGAGCCTTTGGAGGAATACAGTCCATGAATGATGTTCAGTCCCGTAAATGCTTCCTAAGACACCTGGTAGCCCCATGGAAGAAACTACCATTCTTTTTCAAACCTAACTATGAAGGATCTACCTCTCCTAAGACAGAGTTATCATTCTCTCCACCGGCAAAGAGACTTTCATCCAGAGGATCATTAAGCTCATCTGAGCTAGGTCTGGAATCGGGTATAAACTATGAGATAGCCGATCCCTCAGCGTATGACGGAGATAAATTATACTTCCATCATGACGATGAAGTAGGTAAGCTTAAAAAGGGCTTATCGTGCTGGGATCGACACACCGTTGTGAAAGAGTGTCTGGTAATGGGATCTGAAATAATAGGCTTTACAGTTAAGACCTCAACGGTAGGAGAGATGGAGAGAGGGGGAGGAAAGGCATTTAAGCACCAGTGCAAGATGAGCGATTACTACCAGAGGACACCAAACGGACAAACACCGTCCGGACTGGCTACATTGTTCATCTCCGCAGATGATGGGTTGCAGGGGTTTATAGATGAATATGGAATGAGTATTACGGGTATTCCTACAAAGCAACAGATAGAATATACCGGACATAAGATAGGAGCAAGGGAATGGTTACTTAACCGTAGGAAAGGATACATCGACTTAGGCGACCAGGAGGGGCTATCGGAGGAGATACGTCTTTACCCATTACGTTTTGCGGAATGTTTTCGTACCGCAGCCAAATCATCAGGGTTTAATATGCTTAAACTGGAGACATATATCGATGACTTGTCATTTGCTAAGACACAGACAATTTGTGGTAACTTCAGCTGGAAGGATAATAAAAAAGACTCCAAAGTTATATTTACAGAACACCCTAATGGTAAGTTTATATTAAGCCAGCAGTTAGATCCCAATGAAGCGAATAGGAAATGGTGGAGTGACGAGATGGAGACATGGATGCCAGGTAACATGATATGGGGTGTGGCCGGGGGTGACCCCTTCAAGTTTAATAAGACAGAAGGGAACCGTAAATCTAATGGTAGTGGTGCCGTTGTTAAGAAAGGAAGGATTAAGGATGAAGATTTCTCCATGAAAAGAAGGTTTGCCTGCACCTACAACAATAGAACTTACGATAAGAATATCTATGGCGAGGATATGTTGATGATGTGTGTCTATTACGGAGTACAGATGTTCCCGGAGATAAACATCCCTTTCCTATGGGACTATTTTGATGAGAGAGGATATTCAGGGTATCTGCTTTACAAGGTTGATCCAAAGACCTTTGAATTTGGCAAGACCCCAGGGGGCAGTACTAATGAGAAGATCAAACAGGATATTTTTACAGAGTGGATGACATGGATAGAGAATGAGGCTGATGATGAAGTTCATATAGAGATCCTGGAGGAATGTAGGGACATAGAAGGACCGGAAGATATGACTAATTATGACTTATTTACAGCTGGTGGATATGCGCTCTTAGGCACCCATGGCATCTATGATGAGGTTGCAGAATTACAAGACAAGGAGTATGATCTGGATAGTTATGTGAAGAAAAGATACTATCCAGTGAAATAATTGTTATAACTTTATACAAAAATAAAGGCATGTCAGTACCCTATTTTACGAAGTATAGCACAGGCGCATTCCCCTTCCCTGATGACAATATCGATCCTAAGTTAAAGGACAAGGGATGGGCAAAGAAATTTGGCGAAGCCATGCTTTCTTTATGGCTCAGGGACAAAACGGCTATCCCATACAGTAAGATAAGAGAGATAGGAGAGCTTCGTGACCTAGCTAACGGTAATCAGGATGTTAGCAAATACCAGAAAATATTATTGGATGAGAGTGAAGATGGATCAGGAGTAGAGGGCTACATGAATGTTTCCTTTGACGTATTCTCAGTGATGCCTAAGTTTCTCAGAGTAGTAGAGGGTATGATGGAGCAAACAGATCATCAGGTAATAGCTACAGCTGTAGATCCTAAAAGCTCAAAGGAGAAAGAAGAAGAAAAGCTCCGGACAGCTTTTAACATGAATTATCGTGAGATTATCGGTGAAATAGAAAAAGGACTGGGTATTGATAATGATAATCAGTTTATGCCTGAATCGGTTGATGAGTTGGATTTATACACCGGGATGGGAGGATTTAAGCTATCCAGGGAGACAGAGATAGAGGAAGGTCTGGATTATACTTTTTACATCTCTGATTGGAAGGAGATAAAGAAGAAGCTAATAAAAGACATTTTTACATTCAATGCGTGCTGTGCGAAGGATTATACTGATAATTACGCCAAGAAAGTAAAAGCCAGATATGTCGATCCGGCAATGTTCATAGGACAGTTCTCAAAAAGGAATGACTATAGGGATATGACATTTGGAGGTGAGGTAACTCAGGTGTCAGTAGCTACAATCGTTAAGCAGGATCCGAAAGTTGATCTTTTAAAACTACAAGAACTGGCAAAGGGGTATAATGGGATTAATGGTAATCCTCAATTAAGTGATGCCCAGATAGGGACGGATTACTCAAAAGGTGGTGGGTGTGCTTGGAATAGTTTCTTACTTGATGTTCTGGATTTTGAATGGAAGTCTATCAATAGTGAGTACTGGACAAAGAGAGCAACTAAGTACGGATCAGATCTCTTATACGAAGAAGACTGGGGAGTAATAAAGGACTCAGAGAAGAAAAAAACTAATGTATATAATATCCATGTTGTTTATAAGGGCCAATGGGTCATAGGTTCAGATATAGTTTTTGATTTTGGACTACAGCATGACATACCCCGACCAGACGGGAAAGAGGTTGCTTTATCCTATCATTTCTACAAATATGATGAAAAAGCCATTGTTCAGTCAGCTGAGCCATGCGTTCACCAGATAGCTCTGGCACACATAAAACTTCAAAACGCACTTGCTCAGGCAGCACCAGCAGGTATATCTATCGAATATACTTCCTTAATGAATATGAAGCTAGGAGGTAATAAGATGAAACCCTTAGAGCTTCTGAAGATGAGAAAACAGAATGGAGATCTCATCTATAAAGCCACAACCCATAAGGGACAACTGAATATCCCAGGAGGATACAGGCCGGTCCAGGAGCTACAGGGAGGTATTGGAACTCAGCTGGATGAGTTTATAAAGATATTTGAGCTGTATATTAACTTCATTCGTGAGGTAACGGGTATAAACCAGATAGCGGATGCCTCTACCCCTAATCCCGAACAGTCAGTCGGAGGATCAGAACTAGCCATTGCAGCTACAAACAACGCTTTAAGACCGATTTATTCAGCTTATATAGCCACGAAGGAGAAAGTAGCTAAGAACGCCTGTATGCGGATGCAGTTACTCATTAAGCATAATAAGAAAGCTCTGGAGGGATATGTCCCGGTATTTGGTAGGGCAGGAGTACAGATATTGAGCGTGAGCGCAGATGTGGTAGATGCTAATTACTATATCAAGTATGAAGCTAAACCTACAGACAAGAGGAAAGAGACTATTCGTGCGGCTGCTATTGCTGCTATGCAACCAGACAAAGATGGAACAAAGAGTATTGAGTTACCTGATTTCCTACTTATCGAAAGAACATTGGAGAATGGGAACCTAAAATACGCTGAAGCATATCTTAATTACAGGAGTAGAAAGAACAAAGAAAAGCAGCTTCAGCTCCAGAGAGAGAACATGGAAATAGATAAACAGAGAGAACAGGAAGGCATACAAATGAAGAATAAGCTTGAAACTGAAAAGACTAAGCTTGAGACTGACGAAAAGATTAGGTTTGAGAAGGCTAAATTAGAATTAACGGAAGAATATAAGGTAAAGGATCATGAACGCAAGCTAGAGGAGATAGCCCTACAATCAACCATGAAGTCCGTTGAGCAGGGCGCAACAGAGAAACAACCCGTACCGGCATAATAATTCGTATATTTGTAACATAAAATAATTGCTATGGCACTAAAAAACATTGAAGGCAGAAAAGAAGAATTTGACGCGCTGAAAGATCTTATCGATCCGGCAGAATTAGCAGCGCAATTAGGTGAGGATCCCCCAAAGGTTGATCCACCACCAAAAGTAGAGGATCCCCAAAAGGTAGATGATCCACCAAAAGTCGATCCACCACCAAAGGTAGAAGACCCGCCAAAGGTCGATCCCCCCAAACTAGACGAAGCAGGAACACCTCCCGATGCAACTGGCATACTGAAAGAGATTTTCGGTGATCAGTTCACATCAGTAGATGATCTTAAAAAGAAGGATATCCCTAAAACCCTCAAAGAAGCCGACTTGTTGAGACAACAGGTACAGACTCTTACCAGTGAGAAAGAAGAACTTACTGGCAAGCTCGCTTTAAAGCCAAAGACTAATTTCGCGAATGATGATGTGGCTTTGTTTAACGAGTTTGTGAAGACAACGGGAGTAATGAGTGCGGATGTATTTAACCGTCTTAATAGTGTAGATGTTGCAAACATGGATTATATGGATGCAATTATACTGGCAAGATTGTTAGAGAATCCTAAACTCGCAGCAAAGGAATCAACGCTTCGTAAGCATGTCGAGAAGACATACAACGTGGATCCCGCGCAAGTTGAAGAAGAAGAATTGGAGATTAACAAGATGGGACTGGCACAAGAAGGTGGACAGGCCATGAAGAAACTCCAGGAGGTGAAGGAGAAAATTATTCTTCCGGAACCTGAAGAAGAAATTCCAGTAGCAGCAGCAGAAGCAGTCTGGACCCCAGAACAGGAGGAGCAATCCAAAACAGTATGGGGTGCAGCGAACAAAGCTATGGGCGAAAAATTATCAAAAATTCCTATTTTCATGCCAGGCAGTAAAGAAGCCTTACTCGACTTCGCTATTCCGGAGGAGACACAGAAGGCTATTGAGGAGCGATCACTTGAATTTGCGGTTAGCAACCATATGGAAGCTAATGAAGAAAATTTAGGTGTTGTTGCCAACTTCATGTATTCAGAGCTTGTCATGAGAAACTTGGATAAGATTGCGCATTCCATATTTGAGAAAGCCCGGTCAATGACCAAGGAGGAAAGTTTGAAATATTATCATAACCCTTCCTCTCTACCTGCAGGAGATAATCCACCGGTAGTTGAGTTAGGTGATGATGAAGAAGCTCAGAAGCAAAAGATTTTCAATGCTGAGATGGGAATTGAGTAAACAGTAAAGTAAGAGGCATTAGTAGCAGTATTAACAAATTAAACCATAATTAAAATGGGACCAGAAGCTATTGCACAAATATATGCCTCAGATATAGTATCAGGCTTTGATATCCACAAGCCAGAGAACCTTAACACGCTTTTTAGTCGTTTTGGTGATCAGGGCGCGTCTTACTTCCAGCTACTCAGATCCATGGGATTTGAGCAGGAGGTGTCACTCGATGAGTATGGACACTGGGAAGAAAACCGAATCCATGAAATTCTTCATGTCAAGGATGATGTCGTTCAGTCAGCGGTCGGGGAACCGATTACTTTTGTACTGGATGCACAGGACCTTGATGTTAATGGGAATTTCTATGCTCGTCTGTACGATCAGATACTTTTTCACAATGAAGTACCTGGATCAATCACAGAGATTGATGTTACAGATGCAGCTAATCCAGAGATTACGGTTGAACCGAATGATAATACAGATCAAATTCCTGCCTTGACTGCAGGGGATGAACTTATCATATTCACTGATGCATGGTCAGAAGGATCCGGGCAACCAGACCCAGCTCTCCGTGGAGTATGGAGATATGATAATGTCGCTCAGATCATCAAAGAGACTATCGGTTATACCGGTACCGAGATGGTTGATCAGACATGGTTCAATGTAACAAGTAAAGGGGTAAGTATCCCGGCTTATTACTTCCTTGGTCAGGTAGATATTGACTATCGTATGTCTTTGAAGATTGATGGAGCACTGCTTTGGAACAAGATAACTACCAATGCTGGTATTGTCGATCCAGACACAGGCCGTCCAATCAAGACAACAGAAGGTCTTATTCCTTATATAAGGCGAGTTGGTAACGAACAGACCTATGCATCAGGAGCATTTGCTGTTGATGAGTTTGATGAAATGGATAATACCCTTGACAGGGAACATGCAGGAAATTATATTCTGGGCTTGCTCGGAATATCTCTGCACCAGGACATTGAGAACTCACTTGTTGATTATTTCCAGAATACTAACATTAGCTTTGCGAAACAGGCTACTAACAGTGTTCTTTTCAATAACAACGAAGCTCTGTCTGCATCTGTTAACTTCACCTATCTGACAAAATCAGAAAGGACATTCCTTATGAAAAGGATGGGCGTTTTCAATAATCCCAAATTATACGGAGCTACAGGGTATGAAGCTCCTAATATGGGTATATGGATGCCTATCAACAAACGTAAGGATCCTGTCTCCGGGAACCAGGTTGCATCTATCGGGTGCAGATATCGTGGTCTTGGTAAATACAACAGGAGAATGGAAGTTTGGAGTGTTGGGGGCGCAGGCGAAGGAATGAAGGTCACTGAGTTTGACAAGAGACACACTTACATGAGAGCGCATATTGGAGCTCATTTCCGTGGAGGAAACCAATTTGTTCTGATGGAGACCTAAACGAATAGGAGGGGGGATGAAAGGGAGAGCAATTAGATCCCCCCTTTTTTTACTTGAAACCAAATATTAAAATGCTATGTTATACAAGAACGATCAAATTTACAAGTTGGCACCGGCAGATAAATTGATTCTGATAAAGAAGTTTACACGATTTCCTATGGCGATCACTTATCCACCTGAAAGGGTCGTAAAGAGTCGATCACCAAAGAATTTAAAACCAGACCAACCAAATTCAATCTCATTTCCTTTAAATGCGGTTCTTAAGACGAAGATGGGCGCAGAACACTGGAGGTATGCAGATAATGTGATTATCAAGGAGCATGGAGTAAAAAAATATACTCCGAGGAACTTACGATTTAATGGTCGGTTGATGTTACAGGAGCAGGATGTTGAATTAGCCTGGTTCCTTTACACAAAATCGATCTACTGTAAGGGAGGACTGAACCAACAGGGTAAGACCTTTAAGTTTATATTCGAGGATCTTATCTCAGATGCCGAAAAATTAGCAGCTATCGAAGCTGTAAGGGTTAGGGTTAAGTACCTGATCTATGATACCCAAGGGGGATTGTCAGAAGAAAAACTAAGAGCCGTTGCTAAGGCTTATTTCATTAAGAACGTGGATAAGTTAGCTTATGCTCAGGTGAAGATTGCCGTAGAACACCAGATTGGCAGGAATAAGAAAGATGGATTGGAGAAATTCATTAAGATGACAAATGCTGAGGAGCTTATCAATGTCAGGATGAGGATGCAAGCCCTTATCGACTTAGGTAAGCTGAAGTTTGAAATTACCAAGAAGGAATGGTGGTGGACCGAAGGAGACAAGAAGCTGGAGGTTATCTGTAAGGTAGCCCCGGGAACTAATCCAACCGAGATCCTATATGATTTCTACATGGGAAATAAAGACTTCCAGGAGGTTTTTGAGTCAGTTGAAACGTCAAAAAAGGTCCAGGTGACATAATATGAGAACATGAAATATTACCACATATTATCACTATGAATTTATCGGCACCGAAGATATTACTGTCTCCGGTGCTTTTATTATAAGGGAAATTCGTAAATTTATATCATAATATTAAAATGTAAAACAATGGGAAACGCTAGCGGATTAAACGATGTAGCTATAGGTAACGGAGGAGCCGGAACATCAGGAGCATGGGATATTATTTGCTCTACAGCTCATGATTTAGAAGACAAGATAGTTGTTGCTTTTATGTGTCTTACTGCAGGGGGGGGGCTCATGACGGAGATGGAAGAACAAACAACGATTGGTAAAGCAGGGAAAGCCGGTGTTTCTACACCTGTAACAGCCAAGTATTTGGGTTACACCTATCCTCAGTATGTAATTTTTGAGGGTCGTTATACTTCACTAATTCCTGCAGCAGGTCTTTTGTTTAAAGTATGGTTCTTAAAATAAGCTATCATGGGAATAGAGAAGATAGGGTTGAAAAACATAGGGATAATTGGGGGGACGGGTGTTCCATTACCCATTATTGAGGATGATGTTGTCCCTGCAAATGCTTTATTATTTGAAGACGGTACTCCTGTAAGGAATGAAACAACCGGAGAATATATACTTATAGAATAATTTAACACTATAGACATGAAAAAGATTTTATCATTATTGGCATTTATAGTTATTGTCAGTTTTACGGCAAATGCACAATACGTATCGGCCTTACCTGCAACTTTAACTTTTGGTAATACTGATGTTGTCATGATAGTACAGGGGGGACACAGTTATCAGATCACGAAGGTAAATCTATTAAACGGATATGCATTACTGACAAATCCAATTTTTGTAACACCTAATCTTGGCACTCCATCCGTCCTGATAGGAACTAATATAACTGGTACGGCAGCAGGATTCACGGCTGGGGCTGTTACTAATGGAGTCTATACAACAGACAATCTCTCTGTAATGTCGGCAACTACATCAGCACAATTAAAAGGATTATTAAACGATGAGACAGGTGATGGGCTTGCGGTCTTTGCAACATCTCCTGTTTTCACAACTCCTAATATCGGTGTTGCCACAGGTAGTGTTTCAGGTAATGCAGGGACAGTGACAAATGGAGTCTACACAACGGATAACTTATCGGTAATGTCGGCTACAACTTCAGCACAGTTACGAGGGGTGTTATCTGATGAGACGGGAACGGGCCTTGCAGTATTTGGCACTTCACCTACATTTACAGGCACGGTAACAATACCAACACCCTTTACTCTTGGGGCTGTTTCGGTTACTTCAACGGGTGATGAATTAAATCTTTTAGACGGCATGGTAGGATTAACAGACCTTGATGATGCTGTACCCTTTTTAACAGACGTTAAACTATTTAGTTCTCTTGGCTCTGGATGGGGATACGCAACAGACACTCTTTATTTTGCTACTGATAATGATTTAGGACATGGTTTTGCCAAAGTACAAGAAGATAGTTTAGAAATAACAAGAATTGAATATTATATCCCTGCAAGTGATACTTTAGTTTTAGATGTAAAGTATGGTACTGTTGATGCAGATGGGGGAGTAACCGTAACTGGTACTATATGCTCTATAGAGTGTGATGATGGTTTAAATTCAATTACTTCTTTTGATGTTACAACAATAGAAGCAGGTAAATATATTTGGCTTGATATAACAGGAGTAACCTTAACAAGAAAACCAATTATATTACAATTAGATATTTACGGGTATATAAAAAAGGACTAACATGAAAAAATTAATAACTATACTTCTTCTTAGCATATCAATGGCTTGTTATAGTACTAATTATTATATTAGTAATACAGGAGACGATGCCGAGGCAGGAACATCTGAAGGGACAGCTTGGCTTACGATTGCTAAGGTAAATACAGAATGGAATAATGGAACTTTTGTTCCCGGTGATTCTATATTGTTTAA